CTTGTCAAACAGTACCGCAACGCCCACCGTTGCAACCCGTCAACTGTTTATAGGGGCTTCGGACCCTCGCACCGCCCATGGACGGCGTGGCCGTTTTAATTGCCGGGCGGTCCTGCTGCCGCCCTGGCGGTTTACTATGCACATTTGGATTGAGCCGCAAAGGCTTGGGCTTCATCCAGGCTTTCAAACCAATCATTGTAAATGTCTTTTCTGCTTGTACTTGTATAGGTGCTTTCCGGGCACGTTTCCGCTTCCTTTGTTGCGGTAATATTGGCCGTTACTCTGCCCCTATTATCAAAAGAAGATGTTACACAATACCATGTTTTCATAATAACGCCGCCTTTCTGGATTGATTTCCTTTTAACTTTCACGTTCCATTCTTTCATCAATGGCCTGGTTGATGTATTCACTTACGCTTTGCCCTGCCGCCTTGGCTACGCCTTTTATAACTGCTTTTTTTCCTTTGGGCATATTTACTTCCACCCGGTCATAATTTGCCTTGTTAAATTCATTTTGGTACTTAATCTGATTAAATTCTTCGGTTCTCGTCCTTGCCATTTTCCCACCGTCCTTGTATAATGATTTATAACGGATTGGGCGGTTTTGGCAAGTCCGCCGCCCTTTCTGTTGTCCCTAAAGCCTATTCACTGGGCTTTTCTTTTTTTGCCATGTTTCTGACTTCCTGCACGGCTTTGGCAACCTCTTCCATGTCTTTGCAATTACTGAATTTATCGGCTACCAGGTTCAAAATTACTTCCATCTGCTTGTCTGTCATGTTCTCGCTCATGTTATCTCCTTTCTATGCTTGCCCATGTATTCGTTAAGTATCTCCCTTAACTGTCTTTATTATATTACATATTCCGGGATATGTCAATGCATATTCCGGAATATTTTAATTTTATTTTCAGAATAGCAAAAGGACACGTCTTTTATTGGCGTGTCCTTATTCGTGACATATTATTTTCCTTGCTTTGCCTGGGTGTATTCCAAAAGGCGGTGTTTACAGTTTCACTATCTCAATAACTGGTTTACTTTGTTCTGTACTTCCTGGTAATTGTACCCGGCGGCTTCCAGGCGGTTTTTACGCTCCGCACCATTGCCCCACTTTCCGGCAATTACTTCCATGGCTACCTGGGCCACGGTCTTTGTGGGTTTGGTGGCTCCACCGCTCAAAAGTGCGTTTACCTGGTTCTGTACTTCCTGGTAGTTATACCCGGCGGCTTCCAGGCGGTTTTTGCGGTCCGCACCATTGCCCCACTTTCCGGCAATTACTTCCTTGGCTACTGCCGCAACGGATTTTTCGCCGGACGGCTGCGGCGGTGCGGTAGTTTCCTTGTCATACTTCGGTACACCATAACCACGGATGTAACGGCCATTTACCGGGATTGTGCGGCGGCCAACAGCATTGTTTTTGTTGCCCTCAATGACAACAATGTTTCCGCCGCTTACGCTCTCGACAATTCCCACATGGTCCGGCCACCCGGTATTGTCCCCAGCTCCGCTGTCGTCCCAGTCGTAAAAAATCACATCCCCAGGGGTTGGCGTTCTGCTATCGCTTTCCTGCCACTCTCCCAGGGCTTTGAACAATGCAATCATCTGACCGCAACCACATTCTGTGGGAATGATGCCAGTTAAACCGCATTTGATAGCAACGGCGGAAACAAAAGTGGCACACCAGGCATCTGTATATTTTACCTTGTAACCCCTGGCAAGGGGTGTGTGGCCGTTGTATACGTCAATGATGCCCTTGTGGG